GGATTAACTCAATTCCATCCATATCATTTTCAGGAAAAATTAATTAACAACTTCCATGAAAATAGATTCAATATTTGTAAGATGCCAAGACAGACTGGCAAGTCCACTACTGTGGTATCTTACCTTTTACATTATGCTGTTTTTAACGATAGTGTTAATATTGGCATCCTAGCAAACAAAGCAGCAACAGCAAGAGAACTTCTAAGTAGGTTACAGACTGCATACGAAAATTTGCCAAAATGGATGCAACAGGGTATTATATCTTGGAATAAGGGTTCTTTAGAATTAGAAAATGGCAGTAAGATATTGGCAGCTTCTACGTCTGCAAGTGCTGTCCGAGGTATGTCGTTCAACATCC